GGAACCATAGGCAAAGCTCAAAACAACGCCACTAATTTTATTCAAAACGCCGGCAGTTCCAACATTCTCAACTCTACGCAAAGAGTTTTGGATGTGTATCAGGGTCTTTATATCACAGAAGCAACTGGATGGAATTATAAAATACCATATTTTCAAGATCGTCATACAGCACTGGACAACAGTTTTTCTGAAAGTAATGAATATATAGGTCAAGGTGCACTTTCGTTGGGAGCAGCTGATCTTGTTTCTGGTTTGCGGGACGTTGCAGAAGGCGCGGCCGGTGCCATCAACATAATGGAGCCGGGTACTTACATTGAACGTCCCAAATTTTATCAATTTCCCAGTGATGGTGAAAGATTTTCTGTAAAATTCCCTCTTTTGAACACGGGTCATGCAACTTTTGCTGATGTGATTCGAAACTGGCAAGTGGTGTTCATGCTCATTTATCAAAATCGTCCTTCCCGGTTTACACGCGATTTAATTGAGCCGCCTGTTATATATGAATTGGAACTTCCCGGACAAAAATACATGCCATTTGCATACATAACCAATCTGGAAGTTCAATTTTTAGGTTCTCGCAGAATAATGAGAATTCCTTATCAAGATTTGAATGGCATCAACAGCATAACCACTATCATACCGGATGGGTATTTGATTGATATAACTTTCCAAGGATTGGTGGGGGATAGCAGAAATTTTGATTATGCTTCATTAAACACATCGATTGATATAACACTACAAGAAAATGGAATACAAAGAATTCCGGGTTTGAACCCTTACATTAATACACGAGCCGGGCTTTTACCGGGAAATACCGGTGGAACCGTTGTGAAGCCCGATCCGTCTTCAAATCAAATCAACATTCAACCAGCTTCTACGGGAAGAACTCCCATAAACAACACAACCAAGGGCGGAAGACTGGATACTCAAAGGTAATTTATGATAGATTTTGGAAAATATCAGAATGAACTTGTAAAGTTGGGATCCTTATCACCCAACAGGTATGAAAACATATTTAAAATGTATCAAAACGAAGATTTTATATATTTTTATAATATATTAAATTCTGTAATCATACCTGAAGAAATAGACAAATCATTTTATTATACCGTGGTTATCAACAGGAAAGTACCATGGACTACCATAAGCTACGAACAATATGCAACCATGGATTTGTGGTGGATGATTTGTTTGATGAATAACATAAAAAATCCCATAAAATACGCTGAACCGGGTCAGGAATTAAAAATATTGAAACAGGAGTATTTGCCACTAATTACTGAGACAATAAAAAAACTGATTAGTCTATGAGCGATCTTCCTTCGACGATTACAAATTTATACGATTATTCTGATAAAGTTGTAAAAATAAATGATGACGGGCTCTATTATCATAATATAATATTGTTTAACCCGGACGGAGACGTGGTCCGATTAAAACAATCAGGTATAAAAGCATTAGTCCTTGAGGACAAACTTGATAATTTTTATCACAAGGGTTATTTGATTTATGAAAACCGATTTGATGTTTTGGAAAATTTAGCCCCCATCTCACCCGCTCAAAACAAATCCAATCAATTTTATAACGAAGCAAATAAAAATTCTTTCAAAGGGTATCGCTTTCGGGGAGATAGTCGTGATTTTCTGTATCTTGATATAATGCCGGATGTGCAAGGAAAGGGATCTTCCGTTTTACAAGGAAACTTTGACGAAGAAGATAAAAAAATCTTTAATTTAAAATTTGTTTTTTCCATTTATGATACTGAAGATAGTCTAGGGGAAAGTTCAGATTTGAAATATAAAAAATTGTATTTTCATGATATCAGTTATCAAATCATGAATGAAAAGGATGTTTATTTCACCACCGCCGATCTGATTAAAAATGATCAAATAACTCTGTTAAACAATCAAGACAGGTCGGTGCAAACTGGTATTGCCATCAAAGAACTTATTAAAAAAATATTTCCCGAAGAAGAAAACTATAAAGTAAAATTTTCAGAATTTTGGGATCAGGGAGGAAGTTCAATTTTTTATAGCAGCCCAGCCCAATCCAAAGCAATTGATGATTTGAAATATCTTATGGATTTTCATGTCAGCACCAGCGAGTCAAATTATGACATGTGTTTTCTGCGTAAAGAACGATATACAGATGAATGGAAACTAATGAGCTACAGTGATTTGTTTAAAAAAGCTTATGAGTCGGCATCATCCATGACCAATTTGGGATTTGATGGATTGGGTGGACAAGAAATGGCAGAGGTTTTTTTCTTGGCGTTTCCCACAGATCCTTCTTCTAAACCAGATGTTGTTAGTCGTGTTCCTGATGTTAGAAACAATCTGTTTACATTTAACAATTCCAGCGTGATTGACCAGTATGAATTCACTAACATATCTGGAATGGATACTCAAAATGATTTGGTTTCCCATCCGGTTCATAGTCACAATTTTGAAACAAACACATTCCGTATCGACATTACCAATAACAATATTGATAAATCCCAAGAGATATATTACAATAATTACGTGGAAAAAATGAAGGGGCAACAAAACAACCCTGCATCTAATCTTACATTAAACAAATACCGAACTCAGCAAAAAAACATTAAAAATGTGTTTTCTGTGAGTAGCGAAAGTCAAAATCAAAGATTTTCTTTTGGCCGTAATCAGATATTAAAATCCGCATTGTATTTGAACAATTGTATCAAATTTAAGGTAAAAGGAAATACCAGCCGTCAAGCAGGTAAATTCATATCCATTCAAAGAAACAATCCCATACCAGACAATACGTTTGACGACAAAAATCTGGGAATTTATTTGATCTTGAATTGCCAACATTTGTTCACAGACACTTCTTATGAAAATGAAATCATAGCAGTCAAAACATACAACTTTAAAGACATTGGTCTTACAGCAGATTATCTATGAATAATGTAAAAAGCATTGATCCAGAAATGGTATCGGTAAATCTTTTTTTTAAAAAAGATTTTTATAAGTCTGCGTCCAATTATCTAGATTCTATAGGCAATTATCAAAAAGAACTAGAAGTTTCATTGGATTGGCAAAAAACATACATGGCCAATGATCCTTTGACTTCTCAGGTGGAATTCTTTAAAAAGCTGGAAAGTGGGGGATTTGCCGGAATGAAAACTGATTTTATCGTGTATTGGCTGGGCAAATTCAAAACTTCGTATGCAGAGGTTCAGGACAAATTGCGATTTGAAATTGGCGGGGCCGGCACATATTTCCGAAATCCGTCTGATTGTGTGGGTCTTTTGGCGCGAATGACAAACTATGCGGACAATTCAACAGAGCTTTTGTCAGATCGAGACATTAAAAATCTTCCGGTTCCGGTATTGTACGGATCCAGTCTTGAAAACAAAATAAGCCCCAACGCCAAAGTTTTAAACTCGTCTCTTTCCAAAGCCACCAACACATTGTTTCGATATTCAAGTTTTAACATACAGGAAAAAGTATCGCAAAACACCCTGTCTCACGGCCAAAATCTTATTCCTGATTACAACCATTATGAACGCATGATGCGGGTGGTTAACAGTCTGACTCAAAAAATACGGCAAGAATTCAAAGATTTTTACCGGGTGTTGGAGTTTTATTCGTCTTACAATGCAGCAGATCCAGAAAGCAACATTCAGGTGGTTCCGCCCACTGTGATTACAACCTTGATTGAAGGTCAGCCCCAGTATCAAACGCTTTTGCGTTCCCGGGCATCCGACATATTAACTTCGTTTACGAACCAGCGAGCTTTGGACGTTCGTCCGATTTCTTAGCTTCCACAGTAACAGCTTCGATGGATATGGAGGATTCCATCAGTTTTTTAAGAATTTCTTCCCTTGTAAATGTGACACGATTCTGATTTTCTGTGGTTTTAAGTTCTTTTTTGGATTCTATGTCCATAATTTTCATTTCTTTGGCCACCTTGTTTTTCTTTTCAGACAGATTGATTTTGTTCAGGGTGTCGATGGCAGCAGTGCTGGCTTTGATCAGTTCGGACAGGGCCAATATTTCTTTGCTTTCCGGGCTGTGGGCAATGTAATCTTTCATGGACAGTATCAAATCATTGGTTTCGCGTATCAGTTTGGATGATTGTTGAATGACAAAATCTTCAACCTGTTCTTTATCAAGTTTTTGTTCGGCGGCAGCTTCGGGGCGCTGCAGCGCCTGTATTTCACTCAATTGATCCAAAAGGTTCTTGACTTCTATTTTTTGGTCCATACCATATATATTTAGATTCTAAAATGAATATAGCAAACAACCTATGGGTCGAAAAATACCGACCAGCCTCTCTTCAAGACATTGTTTTGGAACCCAAAACGCATGAATTTATAAAAAAATGTTTGGAAAAGAAAACCATACCGCACTTCTTATTGTATGGAAAACAAGGCATGGGCAAAACATCTTTGGCCAAAATCATCGTCAAAGAACTGGGATGTGATTTTCTTTACATAAATGCGTCAGACACACGAGGAATTGATACGGTTCGAGACGAAATCAAAAATTTTGTGCAACTGATGCCCAGCAACGGAAGCATACAGGTTGTTATTTTGGATGAATTTGACGGATTTACCCCGGATGCAATGCGGGCCCTGAGAAACATGCTGGAAGAATATTCTGAAACCAACCGGTTTATTTTCACCTGCAACGATATTAGCCGAGTCATCGAGCCCATCAGAAGCCGGGTGACCGAAATCAATATCAGCAATCCGCCAATCAAAACCTGTGTGGAACGATGCGTGCATATTCTCAAAGCAGAAAAGGTGGAACTTTCCAGCGAAAACAAAAATATAATTTCTCAAAAGGTAAAAGCATATTATCCGGACATACGTAAAATTGTCCATGAATTGCAAACCAGCATGGATCTTTCTCTTAATATAAATGAAAATGTGGAAAATCTGGATACTTTTGCAACTCGTTTATTGACAAAAATAAAGGAATTGGATTTTGTTGCATTGAGAAAATATATTATAGAAAATGAAAAAGCTTTTGATACCAATTACCCTTTTTTGATAAAAAAGCTTTGTGAGACGTTATTTTATTCAGACTTGGATCCGGCCAAGACAAAAGCATGCTTTATGGAACTGTCCGAGACGCTTTATCGCAGCAAAAATTGCATTGATCAAGAAATAAATTTCAGTTCCTGCGCAGCCAAATTACAGGATATACTCAGGACTTAGGCAGATAATTGTGGGTATAAGAAGCCACACTGGGATTCTTTTCACCCACGGCCGGACTGGAAGGAATTTTTATGTTTGTATTTTGCAGCTGAATTTCTGAAGGAGTGTTTTTACCATTACCCCGGTCTGTATTTGATGTTTGATAGCCGGGATTCATGTAGTGAGGATCCTTGGTGTTTTCCTCATCCACTTGTTTGGGGGTTATGTTGCTGTTGTTGGGGCGTTTCAGACCTTCAGGAACTTCAGGCAGATTGGGATAATAGTCTTTGTATTCAAGAATGGCGGCCGGAAGCGTGAGAAAATCCTTATAACAACCGGGAGCCAGTTCCAGCGTAACGTCACAGTAAAAGTCATCAGCGTTGTTGGCTTCCACAAATCCGGGCTGGGTGCTGGGGCGGTTGGTTTTAACAGCACTGACCCGCATCAAAAGACCGCTTTCAGAGAACTGTTTGGCTTTTTCCAGTATGGAAGAACCTTGTTTTTTGAACCATTCGTTCTTCAGGGCACCTTCTTTGAATTTGACAATATCTCCTGTCAGGAATCCGCCCCGAGTATATCGGCTAATGAATGATTCGTATAAACTTGTAAATTTTCTCATTATGATTATTTATCCCGAAAAACAAACTTTTATAATAAATATTTTTAAAATATGGCCACTGCAAATCTACAGTTTTTAAGAAAGGGCAAAACTTATAATGACCATATTTATAAAGATATTGAACTGGATTTAGCACAAAATTACACCCAAGGATTGGAGTTGTATAAAAAGCGGGAGATCAAAGATTTACGTCCAGATTACGATCTGAATGCCATAAAAAACAGTCTGTTCAATCTGTTCACCACCATGCCCGGTCAAAAGATACTGAACCCGGAATATGGGTTGAATTTGATGCAATATATTTTCAGCGCCCTGAGTGACAATAATGCCCGGCTAATGGCACAAAAAATACTTCAGGGTGTAAGAGTGTATGAACCAAGGGTCGCCATTTTAAATATAAATGTGAACGTTAACTATGACGAAAATCAATATGAGGTTGCATTGAGATTATCAATACCTTCACTAAATCTTGAGAATGTCACACTTAACGGCGTGCTAAAGGAGAGCGGATACTACTTCGTTTAATTTTTATGGCCAACGAAATCAGCAAGACAGATTTTCCCCTAAAACAAAACGCATATGTTGCGTTTGATGCTCAAAGTCTGAAAAATTTGATGATTGATCAGTTGAATCGCGGGGGCGTTTTCACAGATCAGGTTTTTGAAGGCAGCAATTTTAACAGCCTGCTGGATGTGATTGCTTATAGCTATCATGTTTTGTTGTTTTATTTGAATCAAACAAGTTCGGAAAGCATGTTCACACAAGCTCAAGTGTATGAAAACATGAACCGGATTGTGAAGCTGATCGATTACAAACCTCTAGGCTATCAAACCAGTGTTCTTGCATTCAACGCCACTGCTGATCAACAATTGTCCACCGGAACATATACCATACCCCGATATTCTTATTTTATTCTGAATGGTGTGCATTATTCATTCAAAGAAGACATAACCTTTACCAAATCGCTTTCCGGATCTGTTTCCTTGGACCAACTCAGCAACAACAATCTTTTGTATCAGGGTTCTTATACCGAATACCCCATATATTTTGCATTGGGTGAAGCATATGAAATTGTCCGGCTGATTTTAGTGGATCAGGATGGAAACTCTCCGTTTGTGGACAACTTTACCATTGATGTTTATGTCAAGGACGCCAAAACCCAAAAATGGTCCAAATGGTCCCAAGTTCCAAATTTGTTTTTGAGCAACAATCAGGATTTGGTGTACGAACTTCGCTTCAATGAAAACGGAAGATACGAAATAAAGTTTGGAAACAATATAACAGGAAAGAAGCTGAATTCGGGCGATCAGGTGCTGGTGTATTATCTTTTGAGCGACGGAACTCCCGGTGAAATAGGTCCAGGCATTTTGGATGGAAACAGCATGTTTTTGTTTTCCAGCACAAACTATTCACAGATTGTGAATGATACTCGAAGTGAAAATTTGGAATACATGACAGAATCTCAAGTTCCTCTTTTGACCTTCACAAATGACAAACCTTCCACTCTTTTTGGTGAACCTGAAACGGTGGATAAT